AAATGTAAATCCCGGTGTACCGTAGATAAAATAAAAAATAGATTGATGTATGTCTAACTTGTTTTTAGGTATTAGGCCAAAAAAACGTAACAGTAAGCGGAATTGACACGCTAACTGTTTCACCCCCTATTTCAATTTCTGATGTCAAATCAATATCAGGAGAAATACTTTTTATGTAATTTCTCAATGCCATGGAGTCACGGGCTAACATATTTTGTGAAAATGATGATATAGTTTCTTTTTTATTATCACCATCTACCTCTGTAATAGTATATCTTAATCTGGTTGTAATATCACTAGAATATCCAAATTTAGCAGATTCTTTTAAATCTTTTTCTATTAAGGCTTCTTCTACACCAGTTAATAATTTAAACTTAATTTTGTTCTTACCTATCTCAGTAGTGTAATCAAATGAATTATCCGTATAATCAACATCTTTAGATGATTCTTTAAACGGGCACTTTGTAAGGTCAAATGTATGTTCTATTTGTTGTTCAAGATTATTTGGGTTTGTTACCTCAACAGTATAATTAGGACCGTATGCTAGTATACGAGAAGCAACTAATACAGCGTTCTTATCTCCTAATATTAAATCTTTTTGATTTACACCCTTTGTAACAATCAAACTATCTAGTAGTTTATCAATAACCACGCCTTTCTTAATAAGGTTTTCAGACATAAGAATGTCTTCTTCTCTGGTGGTCATATATTTTAATTCAATTTTACCTTCAGCAAGTGGTGAATCTTTAGGATATACCTTTCCACCAGATGGTAAATCTATAACTTCCGTAGGGAACTTATGCTCTGACATTTATAACTCCTTGTTGTATGTATTACAACTTTTCTTTAGAATTCAAGTATAGCGTAGTCGTATCTTAATGTTAGTGTTATTTCAACTGGATCTGAAGAACTAAAGTCTAAGTCACCAAAACTAGCGTCTTGAATCATAGTTCCATATAGTGTCCATTTTTCAACAATGTCACCTACAGGTCCTAATACATTAAAATTGACATTTTTCTTGTAAAAGTCTTGATATCCATCACGACCAGTAGCTGATTCATGATGTAGTCTTACCCATTCAATAACAGAAGCAGCAGCTGATGGGACAATCGGGTCATACATTGTAATTTGTAATGTCTGCCATCTCCCTTTACCCTTAACATACTTAGTAACATTCATATGTTCTAAAACAACCTCATCAAAAGTTATTTGAGGTCTTTGTGCTGTTTTTATGGTAAAAGCTGGTATACCATCAATCTCCATGATAAACCGATTTTTTAATTTCGGTTCGTATGGTGTGTAAAATATTTCGTTTGCTTCTAAAAGTTCGGCCATTATTTATCTCCTATAATAATAAATATCACTTTCCTAAAAATTATTCAGGAAAAGCAGCTCCGGTTGGTTGTACTACAAAGTCTAATACGATAAATTCAGCAGTTTTTGTAGGTTGGATAAATATCTGACCTACTAACATGTTTCTATCGATAGTTTCAGGTGTATTGTTAGAATCATCCATTACAACACGGAAAGCATTTAATCCACTATTAGATTGAACTTGTTCCATGTACGGATTAACAACATTTAAAAACTGATTTCTTAAAGCACTTGTATTCTGTTCAAAGAGTAAACCCCTTGAAGAACTTGCAACAAATGTTTTTAAGTTAATTAACAATCTTCTTACATTTACTCGGTCAAGAGCAGAAGCTTTCTTCTGTGTTGTCTTTTGTCCAAAGACAGTAACACCTTGTCCAGGAAATGTAGCAATCGGATTAACATTTGATTCATAAAGGTCATCACGATTTTTTTGTGTTAATTTTCTGTATGCTTGGACAGCACTATCAATTCCACCTCTGTTTAAACCAGCAGGAGCAAACCAAGGTTGTCCGACCACATCGTTAAAATGAAATACTCCAACAATCACGGTTGATGGTGGAACATATCTGTAGTTACCAGTAGTAGCATCTATTATCTGAACCCAAGGATAGTAAGCAGCAGCGTAACTTGAGTTACGAACTTCTGTATTTGTTTTAGCATTAGCTACACTATCTGTTAAGTTAGTGTTATCATATACTAAGAAACAATCACCTCTATCTTCACATAACTGAATAGCCTGACCTATAATAACACTATGATCAGTTTGTTGGTCAACAATTCCAGGTAAAGCCAATAGATTAAAATTGTATTGGTCTTTATTAGATAATAAACTTAGAGCAGTAGCATATCCACCAGTTCCTACGGTGGTGTTACTTACTGATAAATCAACACCTTGTGATTGAGTACCAGTTATTTTATCATAAAAATTAAAAGGATGTTCTACTTCAACAGATCCTAAATCACCACGAATTTGTCCTGATGGCCGTTGAATCGAAGAGGCAGATATTGGATATCCAGTAATTGATCCAAAAGCACCACCATAACTACCACTACCAACCGGAGGTAAATAAGTTGCTTCAACTCCAAGGTAAGGTTTGTTTACAGTTCCATTTTCATTTAAATAGTTTGGTGTTTTTCTAACATCAGGTAAACTACTTACTCTTACATAATTAGATTTGTTTGGAAATTCTCCAACAGGTTGAAGATAAGCAACTCCATCTTCTGTAGCAATTGTATTTGTTTGATTACCTACTCTTTTTAAAAGATAATCGTTAGAATCTGGATCTAATGATAAATTAGCATGAGTTTCAATTATTTTCTTTTTGTTTATAGTATCATTACCTTGTCTAATTAAAAGGGTAAATGTACCTTTAGAAGTATTTTGATTAGATATTTCCCAACGAAAGTTATCACCACGACCGCCAAAACTACCTGAACTAAAATGATCATTGTCAGTAGAAGTTGTTTGTGGTGTTAATAGTTGATTAGTTCCAAGTTCAGAACCAGTTCCTACAAAGTTGTTGAAATTAGGACCATCACCTAAAGCTTCAAGGGCAAATATAGTATCCCGTGAACCGGATACTCCAACAGTTAAATCGACAAGAGCATTAGCACGAATAGTATCAGTACCAGCTACTCTTACGATAGTGACTGGACCACCTTGTCTTAAATATTCTTTAGCAGTATGGGAAGTTAGAAACTGAAAGGTTTCACTACCACTTTCTATTAACTCTCCAAACAATCTAACATATTCACCATAAGAATTAACTACGGTTGGTTCAAGAACAGGACCCTTTACAGTAGGACCAACAATAGCAGCTCCAACTGGACCGGCTGCCGCGGGTAAAAACGATTGGTCTATTTCATTTGTAAATACACCTGGTGATACAATTTTTTCAGCCATTTAATTTCTCCGAAACTTTTAGGAATGATTTAAATATAATTATTCATATATAAATATTACCTATTTTCTCAAAAGACAAAAAAAGGATTTATAATTGTAGTTTTTTTTATTTAGATGGGGATTCTACTTGAACTGATGGTGTGAATACACCTGTCTGTGGATCTAACTGACCAGGACCATACTTCTTAGTAATAGACTCTAGTTGTGTCGTTTCATCTTTTTTAAGACCTTCAAGTTCTTCGTGAAGTTTGAACTCTTCTTCTTCAACTATCTCAGATTGTTTTTCTAAGTTAATTTTAGTAATAGCCAACTGACCAAATCTCTGTGTTAGAGTGTTAGATTTAGTTTGTAGTTCAGTTAATGATTTTAGTTCTTTTTCTGTAAATTTAATTTCGGACATTTAAAAACCTCTTGTTTAGTTTGTTATAACATTGTATATATAATTATATAAGTTTTTCGGAAAACGATACTTTTTTTGGTTGGTATCCCCTTTGTAATTCAGCAGTTTTACCTAAGATGTTATCAGTAAACTCTGGCATTACATACCCTTTAATAGTCATATTAAACTCATTCTTAATCATCCTCTCACCCTGCGATTCCATTTCTATTTCATTTGATATTTCGCCTGAAAGGGCTGATAAAAAACGATAAGTTGTTGGATCACCAAAGTAAGTTTCTAGGTGTTCCATCCAAAGACCATTTAAATCATTCATTTGTTCTATATAAGATGTCATCATGACAATACTATAGTTACAAACCACAAAGTCTGGCATGCCGGTCTTAACGAACTCTTGAACTGGTTGTTGACCAGTTAATATTGAAAACCTATCGTATCTATTATTTTTACTCCACCCACTACTTGAACGGATTGTGGATATAAACTTACCTTGTAGGTCGTTATCAAATGACATAGGCATAGCTTCATCAAATCCAACCGATGTTCTTTTTATTACCATAATAGGTAAGAGTATTGATCCATTTTTATCTCGTAAAGCACCTCTTGCTTTAACAGACTTCCATCTTTCTTCATTACCATAAAGAATAGGAACAGATATTGTTTCGTTTTGCTCTCTTACCTTTGGTTTCATAATATTTCGGATGTGTTTGATAACTGCTGTATCTATTTCTTTTAAACCAATAGAGAATCCCTTACCAGCATTTTGACCACCAGGTTTCTTAATAACAACCTTGGAGTTTCCTTTCTCACTCCTTATACTAGTTTGTGATTCTCGATTTACAGCAGATGCATTTGGAGCATCTTTGTTTGTTATTGGTTTAATTGCCACGGCGTAGTTTCCTTAGTTTATCTAATTTACTTTCAGAATCATTTTTATACGTTTCTGATTTTAATCCTTTGGTAGAAGCTTTATCAATAGCTATTTGTTTTTCAATAGGAACATCTACAGCACCTAATGTGATATTATCTTTCTCCCCATATACGCTACCTTGCTTTAATAAATCTATTATCTCATCAAACCTATCAACTCTTGGTTCTTGGTAGATATTTTCACTATCACTATCATAATTTTC